AAACACAAAGTTTCAACTGAGCAGATACCCGCCATGATGGATGAGATGGGTGTCCAACGATTGGACGTTGAGAATTTAAGTGTAACTTTAAAACCTTTGATTAATGCATCGATACCACCGACTAGGAAAGAAGAAGCCTACAAGTGGTTAAGAGATAATGGCCTTGATGATATTATAAAGAACGATGTCATCATGTCATTTGGTCGGGGCGAAGACAACGTTGCGGGGGATCTAATGTATGAACTCGAAAAACGTGGTATGCATCCCGAGAAGAAGACACACATTCACTCAATGACTTTAAAAGCATTCATTAAAGAACGTGTGGAGAAAGGGTTACCAATAGATCTTGATCTGTTTGGTGCCTTTGTAGCAAGAACCGCTGACATAAAAAGGAGATAATAATGTCAAAAGCAGTAACAAAAAAAGAGGCTAATCTTCCCTCTGCAATAGAAGATGAAATTTTTGAGACCGCTGGAGAAGGCATTGACTACGATACTTCGGAACTACAGATTCCGTTTCTTCGTTTAGTCCAAGCCATGTCCCCACAGTTAAAAAAAGCTGACCCAAAGTTTATTGCGGGTGCATCTCAAGGGGATATGTTTAATACTGTCACAGGACAGTATTGGGATGGCGAAGAGGGTGTAGTCGTTATACCTTGCTATCAAGAAACAAAATATCTGGAATTTGTGCCACGTGATTCTGGTGGTGGTTTTGTAGGAGAGATTGCTCCCGATAATCCCATAATACAACAAGCCAAACGTGAGGGTAATAAAGAGTTGTTACCTAATGGTAACGAACTTGTTAAATCAGATCAGCATTATTGCATTATACTTGATAATGATATTCCAACATTAGCTATTCTCGATATGAAAGTATCACAGTTAAAAGTTAGCAGACGTTGGAAGACACAGATTGCAATGCTCAAAGTTAAGAATAAGAAAGGCGAACTTGTTGTGCCATCTGTTTACTCAAACATGTGGAAGTTCAAATCTGTTGAGGAGAGCAATGATCAAGGTACGTTTTTCAATTGGACTTTTGAACGAGTTGGTTTCGTTCAAGACAAGAATCTTTTTGAAGAGGCTAGAAAATTTAGAGGATCTGTTATGAAAGGGGAAGCCAAGGCAAGAGCCGAGGACATAGCAGATATGGGTGCATCAACTAAAGCAGATGATGACCATTTCTAATGAGCCTAGCACAAAAGTTCATGGCGGTGTTTGAGGGATCAAGCACTGCTCATGGGCAAACAACCATCGGAAATGTACGGAAGAACGGTAAGACAGATGCAAGAAGTTTTATCGTTAAGGAGCCTTTGACACTTGAATTAGTACAAGAGCATTTAAGTGGTAGTAAAGGTATTGGCTCCATACCCATAACCCATGAGAACAAATGTAAGTTTGGTGTGTTAGACATAGATACATATCCCATCGATCATGTAGCCATAGCAAAGAAATGTAAGACTATGAAACTACCTTTTGTTGTATGCAGAAGTAAATCGGGTGGGGCACATTTATTTTTATTTTTAAAAGAATATTATCCTGCAGTGGATGTGAGAGATTATTTAGGTGAGATGGCAGCAGCACTTGGCCATTCAACTTGTGAGATATTTCCAAAGCAAGATCAGATACTTGTAGATCGTGGCGATGTAGGAAACTTTATTAACTTGCCATACTTTGATGCAGACAACAGTTTGAGGTATGCAGTAGATGACAAAGGCAAAGAATTAAACCTAGAATCTTTTTTAGAGTTTGCACAAAAGAAAACTGTAACATTAGATGACTTAAGCAAATTAAATTTAGGTAATGACAAAAAAGAATTTGAAGATGCTCCGTGGTGTCTTCGTATCTTTTTCAATCTAGGTATACCGGAGGGTCAGAGGAACAAGGTTCTATTCCATGCGGGTAAGTATGCAAAGAAAAAGTTTCCAGAAAGTTGGAAACAAATGCTTGAGACTTGGAATAATAAGTATTGCTCTACACCTTTACCAGCTTCTGAGATTGTAACAATACAACAACAACACGAGAAAAAAGAATATGAGTATCTGTGTAAGGACGAGCCTATGCAGAGTCATTGTGATAAGAAGGCATGTAAACAAGCAAAGTATGGAATTGGTGGCCATGATACGTTACCCGAGATTGGCGGACTAACAATCTTAAAATCAGAGCCAAGACTTTTCTTTTTGGATGTTGATGGCAAAAGATTAGAGCTATCAACTGAACAATTACAAATGCCTATACAGTTTCAACGTGCATGTATCGAGCAAATTGATTTCATGCCTCCGTTGTTTAAACCAGGAGATTGGCAGATTTTGGTAAATAATCTGTTATCTACTGCAACATCAATAGAAGCTTCTGAAGAACTGACCATGACAGGACAGTTTAAGGAACTTGTAGAAACCTACTGCACAAGCCGTATTCGGGCAAAGTCACCCGAAGAACTGAACATGGGTAAACCATGGACAGAAGATGACTTAACATATTTTACCATGAAAGGTTTGCAGGAGTTTTTGAAACAAAGAGGGTTTACGACATTCAATAGACCACAGATCCAACAAAGACTAAAAGATTTGAATAGTGGCCAAAAGTGTAATGGCATGAAACAAATCAAGTTAGACAATGGTAAGTGGACGAATCTACGGGTGTGGTGGGTTCCTCAATTTGAAACAACTGAAGTGGATTTAACAATTACAAAGGAGAATGATGATGACGAAATCCCATTTTGAAGAAAAGCAATCCTTTTCGAGGGACACAGTTTTTCTGACACAACCCGAGGTTAGTGAATGGTTAAAGATATCAAAGTCAACTCTGTATAGATGGGTGCAAGAAGGTGCATTCCCAAAACCTGTTGTTCTTGGTAAGCCAGAAAAAAATGGCACATCAAGATGGGTAGAGAGTGAAGTACAAGAGTGGCTTGATAACCGACCTCGAGAAAAAGCCGATGCATGAGGAGTTAATATTCGGACCACCAGGGTGTGGCAAAACTCATACATTGATTGATCTTGTCAAAGATGAATTGAGTAAAGGCACCCCACCCGATAGAATAGGTTTCGTATCTTTTTCTAAGAAGTCTATAGAAGAAGCAAAGGAACGTATATCGGAACAAACAAAACTATCACTAAAAGATGTTCCGTGGTTCAAGACTCTTCATTCAACGGGATATCATTGGCTCGGCCTAGGCGACTCTAACATGCTAACACGAGCAGACTTTACGAACCTAGGCAATGAGCTTGGTATTATCTTTGATGGTAATACTGCAAAATCAAACAGTGATGGTGTGTTGCTGCAATCGTTTAACAAAGGTAATCAGTATCTTGAATTGATTGGCCGTGCCAACATGAGAGAAGTATCATTAGATCAAGAGTATAATGACAATGGCGACTATCAACTAAGCTATTCTTTCTTGAACAAAGTCGATAAGGTCTACAAGGCATACAAGAAACAGTATGAGAAGTATGACTTTACAGACATGATACAATACTTTGTTAAGCAAGGCAGTGCACCATTACTTGATGTATTGATTGTAGATGAGGCACAGGATCTTACAAAGTTGCAATGGTCTATGGTCAATGTCCTCAAACAATCAGCAAGTAGAATTTATTATGCGGGAGATGACGATCAAGCGATACATGTGTGGAATGGTGTTGATGTGAAAAATTTCATGAAATCATGTGAGAACATCCGCATACTTAATCAGAGTTATCGTGTACCAAGATCCGTGCATGAGATAGCCAATCGCCTTGTGAATAGAATAGAAGTAAGACAGGCAAAAAGTTGGAAACCTACAGAGCGTGAGGGTTCTGTGGATTATCATATGAATTGGTATGATGTAGATATCGACAAAGGGTCATGGACGATCATGGCAAGAACAAACAATATTGTAAACAAGATAGAAGTTAATCTTCGTGACAATGGTTATTTATATGAAAGATTTGGTAAAATTTCATTAGAAAATGAATTTATTCAATTTATGAATATGTGGGAAGAACTCAAAAAGGACAAGAGTTTACCTCTTGAGACAATTAAACAGTTTTATAGTTACGTGCCAAAACAAGGCAAGAACCAAGTTGTAAAGAGAGGTTCAGCAAAAACATTAGAGTATTTAGATCCACAAAGCAGTTTGTGTTATGACGAGCTAGTGGCCAATCATGGGTTAGTCGCACCTAAATCAATGAGAGGAGAAGATGTAGTTAATATGTCAGAGGACGATCAGAGATACAAGGCAGCGATACTACGAAGGGGGGAGGACTTGGAGAACCCTCGTATTAAATTATCAACGATACATCAGATGAAAGGCGGAGAGGACGACAACATTATATTGATGTCAGAGTCATGCCATCCTGCAGTTAATGCAAAGAATCAAGATGATGAGCATCGTGTATTTTATACGGGGGTCACAAGAGCCAAACATAATTTACACATCATTGATTCATTCGGGAGGTATAGATACGTAATATGAAAACTTATGAACAAGGTAGAGCAGAATTAGATGCAGAGTTAAAGAGACTTAATAATGCTATAAAAGATGCTAAACAAAACATTACTTTTGATTTCCATTGTCCTCAATGTAACAAAACAAAAAAAATTAGAGTTCATTGTTCAACTACTGGTCGAGGCGGTAAAAAATACTGTAGCCATAATTGTAGAACAAAAGCCTATAGAAAAAGACGAGAAGCTAATGAACAGGTTAAGAGACAAAGACTAGGTTTATCAGAATTAGATTATAAAATTCTTAAATTAAAACAAAAAATTACGCAGTTAGAAAATGGATAAAAGAGAACAATTAAGACAACAACTTTTGCATTATATGATGCTACGCACTAGACATGAAAAATTTTTAAGAGAGATAGGGCAATCTAATTATTTCCAGCCTGTAATAGAAGAACTAAAACAAAAAATTTTGGAGTTAGACAATGAAAAGAGATAAAGCATTAAAAACAGCAGAGGGTTTAGTAAGTGAAAAAAGAGCGAGTGTTTATGGAGATGCTCGTCTAAATCATCAACGGATAGCCAATATGTGTTATATTCGGTATCAAAGTTCAAGTTTGGATGGTATATTTAGCTATGGTAGCGGTCAAGATGTCTAGGATTATGAATAAGCCAGAGCATGAAGATTCGTGGATCGATATCTGTGGATACGGAGCATTAGGAGCAGAAGAGAAAGAAGATAAATGAAAGACAAAAATACGATAAGTTTTTTAGAACGTATGGAGATGAGCAGTTTAGAGCAAGAATGGACAGTGCCTCAGTCATTTCCAGATTTAACAGATTCTAAATACATAGCGATTGACTTAGAAACATCTGACCCAAACTTATTAGAACTTGGTCCAGGGTGGACACGTAATGATGGATTTATCGTAGGCGTTGCCATAGCAGCGGGAGACTTTGTAGGGTACTATCCTTTCAGACATGAGGGTGGTGGTAACATACCAGAGGAAAAAGTTTTTTCATGGCTGAGAAAGCAACTAAACACACCACATATT